TGGGGGCATAAACCGTCGCTCTTCCATAATCTTTTCTATCGTCACCACCCGTACTAACTTCAACTTTTTTCATTGCTGGTTTGTATTGTGTGATTTCAACCTGAGCATCATAACTTTCATCTACTTTTTGTCCTGGTATAGTAGATGGATTTCCGGCGGCAGATGGAAAAACCACTTCACCAACCGATATATATCCTCCATCCATGCTAGCTGCCTTAGGGTTCCCGGCCTTTCTGCTTCCAGTGGAGCTTGCTAGAACAACACATTGCTTGTTTGGAAAAAGGCCATTTAAAGTTTGTATAATATATGTGTCAGTTCCTCCGCTTTGTTGCATAAAGCAATTGACGAAGACATTATCTGCCCCTCCGTTTGATATTACGGCATAAGCTCCAAGACCCAAACCCTGACGCATGTGATACATTGAAATGGCATGAGTTGATACCCATTTCCTACTATTAGTTGTAAAGTCTGGTATCCTTGAACCAGAGCGTGTGTCTTCTATGAATTTTCTCTCACCTTCTGTGTCAGAGCATCTCGATATGACAAACAGATCATCATCCCTTCCCTCCACATATGAAAGATCACTAATCTTTGTTCCACTATTTAAGGCTGATAAATCAAATTCGGATATTTTTCCGATAACTTTAATATGCCTAAGTAGTGGAAGCTCTCCACTAACTTCGTATGCATACTCAAAAGTACCTAAGTCGCTTAATGGAACTATAACTTGTAATTGTTTAGTGCTAGGTGCAGATTCAAAGCCTCTAAGATTGACGGCCTCAATCTCTTCGTTCATTATTGCTCCTCCACCAGGTATTAATATACCTCCGCCAGTGGCCTGTTTTCTCAGCTTGACTCTTACATTTGAGGCTGTGTAAGGTGATTCGTCAGAAACGTCGATATCTAATATCAAAGCAGTTGCTCCAGCCCAAGGTGGCGTACCTTGAGCGGTCATTAATTGAGCAGAAGGATATTGGACCCAATTCTCTATATTACTGTTATTAAAAAGCCAATCCCTAGTATCGTATTCAAAAACGGTACCCCAAGTCAAAACTTCTTCGTCTGATAAATATTCTATTTGCATTTTTTATTTCTAGTTTCCGCTATTTCCTTATTCAGGGCATTGTATACTTTTCTAATGTGTTGATCTTTAGTCATGCACTCAGATGGAGTTAAGCCATTCATATGTTTATTAGGGTTTTTAAGCCATTGAGTAGATGCATATGCAGTAAAATTACTACATAGTAGATTCATGATTTCAGATTTAGAAATTTTTGACATAGCGATGAATAATAATATTATTATTTATAATTACACTAATTTCAAGTGTAATTACTATTAAACCAACTTTATATGGCTCGCAAAAAAGCTTTACCCCCTGAAGATTTCGATTTAAATGATAACGCCCTTAAGACCAAGATTAAAATCAGAGGCCTTAAGCTAACCGAAAAGCAAAAGAAATTTTTAGAACTTTCGTTGGATGGGGAGTCTAAAATAGTATTTGTTATGGGTCCTGCCGGATCCACCAAAACCTATATGGCTGTAATGTCTGCATTAAGACATTTACAAAAAGACGAATCTTTAGATTTATTGTATGTTAGGACCGCTATCGAAAGTGCCGATAAAGGCTTGGGGGCTCTTCCTGGCACATTAGAAGAAAAGTTTAACCCGTACATGGCTCCACTAGAAGATAAGCTAGAAGAACTAATCCCAAACAACACTACTCTTAAAACAGAGTTAATGAAGAGTGGCAGGGTTCAGGCTATGCCAATCAACTTCCTGAGGGGTGCTAGCTGGATAAATAAAATTGTAGTAGCTGACGAATCTCAAAATTTCACATTTAAAGAGTTAGTTACAATGGTTACTAGGTTAGGCGAAAACTCAAAATTATTTATTTGTGGAGATTTAATGCAGAGTGATATCAATGGAAAGTCAGGGTTAAAACCAATGGTTGATCTGTTTGACGACCAAGAGAGTAAGGACAAAGGAATTTATTGTTTTAGGTTTACTGAGGAAGACATAATGCGTAGTGAAATTTTAAAATTTATTATAAAAAAGCTAAAATCACACAAAGCATAATTTAGTGTAACAATTCTTATGAATTGGTCGGAAATAGTAGTAGCATGCATCAGTGCTTTCGCGACGATAACGAGTGTGGTTATTGGGAAAATCTTAATGAATCACAGATGTAAATTAAAAAAAGACCCAATTAGGGCTGATCTTGAGACTAATGAAAATATATTATTATGTCTAGATTATGTCTTGGAGCAAACAGGTGCTGATAGAGCATATGTGCTACAATTCCACAACGGAGGGTATTATGTTTCCGGCAAAAGCCAGCAGAAATTCAGCTGCACCCACGAGTCTTGCACGCCTGGCACAAGTAGAGAGGCTACTAGATCTCAGAATCATTTAGTCTCAAACTATCACAACTATATTCATTTATTAATTAATAATGGAGAATACTATTATAGTAATACTGGAGCAATAAAAGATGAAACATTAAAAAATTTAGTTTTATCTAAAGGTGTTATTTCTATATATAATATTCCCCTTAAAACATTAGATGGTAAAATAATAGGTATACTTGGAATTGATTATGTCAAGAATAAAGCTGAACCTATATTTTGCATGTGTGATAAGTTGGAAATAACAAGCAAAGAACAAATGAAAGAATTTATGAGATCTCAAGGAAGAATACTTTCCGCTTATTTAATTTAATTAGATTTTTTATTATTTAATTCTTATAATATAAGCATGAGGTCAACATTTTGCACAAGCTGTGGAGGGAAGAATGAATTTTCATATCAACCACCTAAATTTTGTAACCATTGCGGAGAGTCTTTTGGGGGTATTCCTACAACCGATAAGTCTCTAGCAAAAAAAGTAAATCCACTAGCCAAAAGAAAACCTTCAGTTCCGTTAAAAGAAGATGAAACTGATATCGACTTCGTGCCTAATATCGCTAAATTAGAATACGAAATAGATATACCTCATGATAATATACATAAAATGTCAGATATATTAAATGAGGAAAAACAAAGGCCCTGAACCTAGCATTTTTGTATACGAAGATTTCTCAGAACTAATTGATATCGAGCTTAATAAGCGTCGGAATAATTGGTTTTTGACATCTGTATCTTGGTTAGACTTTGACGATGTGTGTCAAATAATAAGAGCCCATATACATAGAAAATGGGCACAATGGGATCAAGATAGACCAATCAAGCCTTGGTTGAACAAAATAATAAGCAATCAATTTAAAAACATATTAAGAAATAATTATAGTAATTATGCGAGGCCATGTTTAAATTGCCCCTTTTCCCAAGAAACCGCAGGTAATGAATGCAAATTCACTGTCAGTGGAAAACAAGATGCAAACTGTCCGCTATATGCTAAATGGGAAAAAACAAAAAAACAAGCATATAATGTTAAAATAACATTATCTATAGAAAATCATTATCATGAAATTAACAATCATGAAGATCAGAATGATTACGATATAGACAAAGCTATAGGTAAATTAATTTTAGAATTAAAAAGAGCTTTAAATAAAAGGCAATGGCAAGCATTTGAACTTCTGTATATTGAGGAGATGTCTGATGAAGAGGCAGCAAAGCAGATGGGTTTTAAAAGTAGTGAATCAGGAAGAAAGGCTGGCTACAAACAAATCAAGAATTTGAAAAATTTATTAAAAGAAAAAGCGGTTAAAATATTAAAAGAAAAAGGTATCACTTTTTTATCAAGCGAGGAGGATTATGATGGATTTAAGTGAAGAGCAGAAAGAATTTTTAATATCTAACTTTAAGGAAAATCCAAGTTTAATAGATTTAACTAGAAGACTATTTGGTGACCCTGATTTAGATGGCAGAACTAAAGAGGGTAGGGCTGTTAGAAAGTTTTTAGCTAGCCAAAATCTTGAGTACGAAACAAGTGCCTGGGAGAAAGTCGATGATATAGACTTAACTGAGGCTCAGATAGATTTCATAAAAGCACAGGCATCTAATGGCTTGAGTGCATTTCAGATTGCGGAAATACTTTTCCCAGATATTTCGATCAAGAGATTTTCGAAGCACCATGTATGTGTTTTGGACTTCTTAAGGGAGAATGAGCCGGGATTTGTTCATGAAAGTGAGACAGCCATCAATAAAGAGTACCAACCTCCCAAAGATGTTCCATCTGCAATGGATAAAATAAATGAATTTGCTCATACAGCATTTCAGGAAAACAAAATGACATATGAGGAGGTGGAGTGTACAAAAAATTTAGTTAAAAATTTATCTTCACCAAGATTTATACAAGTCATAGGTAATTACAGTAGCCAAAAAGATAGAAGGTTATTCGAGGCTGAGTTTATAAGGGCTACATGGGATAAACCAGATCTTACAGCAGATGAAATTAATTTATATATTAATGTATGTGTTGACTATATTAATTTAAAAAACATATCTTCTCATATAGAAAAGTTAAATAACATGTTTAATGAGGTAGAGGACCAGCAAGACATGACTGTTAGATTAGCAGAAGTATTAAAATCTAAAACTGATGAATACGATAAATGTGAGAAGCGAATGGAGTCACTTATTAAAAAATTAAATGGTGACCGTGCAGAGCGACTAAAGAATCGGCGTGATGATCATGCTAGTATTTTATCGCTTGTTAAGAATTTCCAACTAGAAGAGCAAAGAATTCAGATGGTACAACTAGCTGAGATGCAAAAAGTTCTAGTCGAGGAAGAAGCTGAAAGACTAACCACAATGGATAGTTGGAAGGCACGAATATTAGGAATCTCAAAAAAGGATGCAATATAAATGAAATTAGTAGAATTATTAATCGGTGATTACGAGTATGAAAAAATTAAAGGTCTATTCGACAAAGAAGAAGACTTCAACCCCATGACTGAGACAGATCAAATCTTGATCCAAGCGATGAAAGCCATCGTGAGTCCTAAAAATCTAAAAGAGGAAGATGTCGGAGGAAAAGAGGAAACCAGTGTTGTGGTTAACAAACTCATTGAGCCTGAGGAAAAGAACCTCGAGGGCAATGTAGAATTTAAAATCTAACATGAGTGAGTTATACTATTATAAATTATCTAAGATAAGAGTAATAGATGGAGATACTATAGATGCTGATATAGACTTAGGATTTAAAGTATATACTAGACAAAGAATAAGATTAAATAGAATAAATGCTCCTGAAACTAGATTACAAAGTAAAATTAAAAATCTAGATGATAGAATACATGAAAAAAATTTGGGGCTAATAGCCAAATCACATTTGGCAAAAACATGTAAAGAGCACACTATTTATTTGCATTCAGTTGGTAGTGGCAAATACGGTCGTGTACTGGGTGAATTATATTATGATGATTCAGGTACTAGGATATGTATTAATGATCTCATGCTATCAGAGGGTGTTGTAAGGCCTTATTAATTATTTGTTTAATGCCTTCTAGGTGCAAGATATGTGAGGAGTCGTTTAAGAACGATAAGGGCCTTCACATGCACATTTCCAAGATACACAAGGTCACTCTTGCTGAATATTATGTTAATTTCTATAACAGAAAAGATCTGCACTCAGGTGAGCTTTTGCCTTTTAAAAATAAGAATGATTATTTTATTAGGGATTTTATTGATTATGATAATTTTTTAAATTGGATAGAATATGCTAGTGAGCATGATATTAAATTGTATTTAATTAAAGTTCTTGGTAATAGAATTAAAGAAAAGAAATTAAATTATGCTCCTA